TTCTAAAGCGTTGCTACCTTGAGGTTGGTTCAGAACTATTTCATAGACGCTCTGCTCCTATGGGAATCTCGCAGTATTCAGCATATGACGGAGCACCTATCCGTATTGCAAGAGACCCATTAGCAGGTGTCTATCCACTACTTAACCGTTACATGGTGAGGTTTGCATGAACATAGCGGGAATCAAAGAAGATATTGCAAATATCCTTAGAGAAGAACTGCAGAATGTTTATAAGTTCTCACCTGCACGACCAATAGCACCTTGTGCAATTCTTGAAGCAGGGTTTCCTTTCATCAGTGTTAATGATGATGAATATGAAGCCATCTATTCAATTAACTGGAAGATTCTTCTACTTGTACCAACAGCACAAAATGATGTTGAGACAACAGGACTGGACTCCCTATTGGATTCACTTGTCCCATTGATTTGGGCAAATACAGCAGTAGCAAAATTAGATGTTGATAAGCCATTCCTCACTGAGGCAAATGGTGCAACATATTTAAGTACAAACATTAACATCACTATAGATTCACAAGGAGGACAGTAATGTCAAGATTAAAAGGAAAGAACATTGTGTTCAAGGTTGGTTCAACTGACTACGCAGGTTCAGTAAAGAATGTGGTCTTCTCATCTGCAGTTGGTGAAATGGGTTTTGGAGATTATTCAGACTCACTTGATTACACATGCACAGTGACAGGATTCCAAGATTTTGCAGCAGCATCACTATGGACACAGTTGTTTGCAAACCCAGGAGCAGACCTTGCTCTTACATTTGCACCACATGGAAACGCAGTTCCATCAACAACACAACCACACTTCACAGCAACAGGATATGCAGAAACAGTTCCTGATATGGGTGGAGCAGCAGGTGAATACTTTACATATGACTTGACCATCAAACTTGATGGAAAGCCAACAAAAGTAACTGCAGGGGCTTAATAGGTTGCAATGGCAGAGTACACAGTTGCAGTTAAGGGATTAAGGGAAGTAGTTAGAAGTTTTAATCAGTACGCAGGTGCTGTGCAAGACTTGAAAGAAGCAAACTACGCCATTGGTTCCAAGGTTGCACAAACAGCCTCTGCCATTGCTCCACAACAAACAGGTGCTCTTGCAGGTTCTGTCAGAGCAAACAAAGCAAAACAAAAAGTTCAAATCAAAGCAGGTGGAGCAAAGGTTCCATATGCAGGTGTTCAGGAATATGGATGGGCAGCAAGAAACATTACGGCTCAACCATTCCTTAGAAGAGCAGCATGGACAAACAGGGAATACACAAGAACACAGTATGTATCAAACCTGAATGCCATAAGAAGAAAATACATTGGAGGCAATTAATGGACATTGGAAATCTAAAGATGAAGGACCTTGCAGAAGTTGAAACACTCACAGGTCTAAATATGGATGAATGGGAAAGTGGTTCAAAGGTAAAACTAACTATGGCTATTGCATTAGTCATGGGAAGAAAGACTCAGCCTGACCTTACTTGGGAACAGGTAGAGAACATGAGCGTTGATGAACTTAACGCATTGACAGGTGCTGAACTCCCAAAAGCGAACATCTCTTAGAACTCATGGGTGATTTCTGTGCAGCCACAGGATATACACCAACACAATTCTGGGAGTTAACAAATGATGAAGTTGTCTGGATTACGAAGGGGGTAAGGAAGAAAAATGGCTAATAACATAGTTGTAGACATTGTTGCAGATACACGCAGCCTTGTTAGAGGTGTCAATGAAACCAACGCCAAACTCAATACCCTCAATGGTTCAGTAGCAAAAGTAACAGGTGCCTTCAAAGGCATAGCAGCAGCATTTGGTTTGTCAGTAGGTATCTCTTGGTTTAAGGATGCAATCAAGGGTGCTGAAGAAGAAAAGAAAGCATTTGCAGCACTTGCTGCTGAATACGGCACTGAAGCAGAAGGTGTCATTACAAAGATTAATAATCTATCTAAACTCTTTTATGTAGATGATGGAACTATTGCAACACTGGTCCAAGGCTTAAGAGGAAAACTCAGAGCAGAACTTGACCCTCTTGCACTTGAGTTAGCAGAAGGCACAATCATTCTTGCTAAGGCAAACAATGTCTCAGTAGAAGAACTATCAGCCAAGATGCAGAAGGTAGTTAAAGACGGCAAGGTAACAGCCACAGAGTTACAGCAACTTGGAATTAAATTAACAGAAGAACAGCAGAAGGCATTTGATAGAGCAGTTAAAGCAGGTACCTCTGTTCAGTTCTTAGTAGACCTATTGACCAGTGAAGAGTACAAGAAAAAGGCTCTTGCACTGATTACTCCTTGGGAGAAACTCTCATTTACATTCAATGAGATTAAAGATTTAGTTGGTGAGAAACTCCTCAAAGCATTTGAGAAGGTATTTGATTTCTTCACTGATGAAGATAAAAACGGTATTGCAAAGACAAACGGTAACTTCAAAGACATGAAGGACATACTCTTTGCAGTAACAGGCTTCTTAGTAATAGCAAAGATAGTTACCCCAATCATTATGTGGACTAAGGCTGTGCAAGGTTTGACTCTTGCAAATATTGCCCTGAACATAGTTATGAATGCAAACCCAATAGGACTTATCATCACAGGTATTGCTCTTCTCATAGCAGCAGTAATCTTGATTAGAAATCACTGGGATGAGTTAGGTGCAGTCTTCTCCAGAGTAGGCAAGATGCTCATTGACCTATTCAAAGGCATCATAGATACATTCAAGAAACTCTTTGTAGGTGTTGACTTAGTTAAACCATTCAAGCAACTGATTGACAATGTACTTAAGTTTGTTGGTGGACTTGGTTCTACCTTCTTTAAAATGGGTAAAGACATTATTCAAGGAATGATTAATGGAATAAGTTCAATGTTCTCCTCAGCAGTAAATGCTGTAAAGAATGTTGCAAAAGGTATTGCAGACGGTATAAAGGGTTTCCTTGGAATCAACTCACCATCAAGAGTATTCATGGGTATTGGTTCAGGTATTACAGAAGGCTTAGTTAAAGGTATTGATAAGACTGCTTATTTGGCAGTTAGAAGCGTAAAAGATTTAGGAGCAAGTCTGGCTATCCCTATGGAGTTATCTCCAATGGGAAGGGTTGGTTTTGCTACCCCTTCAGCATCTGCACAGTCCATCACAGTAAACATCTCTGCTGGTCTGGGTACTGATTCTTATGAACTTGGAAGAGTTGTTAGTGCAGCATTAGAAAAGTACGCAGGTGTGAACGGTAGATGAGATTACAAGACGAATTAACATTAGAACTTAGAACCTTTGTAGATGGTCTGTTTACTCTTGGTACAGACAGAATCAACCTTGCAGTAATTGCATCTGATGAACAGTTGATGGATGACAATCTGTATGAGTGGACAGAGATTATGGATGGAGTTCTATCCATAGATATAAAGCGTGGGGTAGATACCTATACAGGTGCCTATGCCCTTCCTGTGCCTTCTGTAGGGGTCATGCACATTGTTACAAGGAATAAAACTCTTGACCCAAATGTAAACATCTACATGGTTCCTAAGACCAAGGTACGCCTACGCAGAGGTAATGAAATTATCTTCCAAGGAAGAATGAATAATCAGTTTGTTGATTACAGAAGTGACAAAGACAATCCATTTATCTCATTTGATGTAATGGACCCAATCGCAGACTTACAGCAGACCACAACAAAATTGTCAGGTATTACAGCACATGGTTCTCAAACATGGAATGGGAGAATTACTACCCTGTTCTCAAATGCAGGTAAGGAAGATTTGCCTAAGAACATTTATGGTGGGGGAAAGATTAAGCATGGGTACTGGGAAGATGACAGAACTCTATGGGAAGCATTAGTCCTTGCATCAAACACAGAAGGTGGATTCATCTTCTATGACAAGGAAGGTGTCCTGAACTGTTATGCATCAGAGTCAATCCCTACAGGCACAACCCTTATGGAGTTCAACAATGAGGACCAGTCTAAGTATGGATACAAGAACATTGCCCTTGACTACAACATCCAATCAACCATCAATGAGGTAACAGGAACTAACAAGTACGCCTACTTCACAAAGGAGTTCCAAGAAGACCCAGAGACTTTCTATGGTGAGTTCAAAACGGTAGAGAAGATAGTCACAGACACAATGGAACCTAAGAGAAGACAAGCCCTAATCAATAGATACGGCACTCATGCTCTTAACATTGAAACCAACTTTAATCTTGCAGAAGACGAGAACTTCCATACAACATGGGCAAATAGCATTCTTAACAAGTGGCAGAAACCAACTCCACTGGTTAAGGAAATTGAATGGGACGGTAAGAAAAACCCTTCATTAGCAGCATCTTCAGAGTTATTGGACAGAATCAAGGTTCATCATAAAACATCATCATTTACTTATGAGGAAACTCTTACAACCATAGGAGTGCAACACACACTCAATGCTGACCAAGATACATGGAGAGTAAAATTTATATTGTTTCCAAGGAGTAGATTTATATGACAATTAGATATATTGAATTTGCAGACGGTAATGTTCT